GGAGAGGCACTCAAAGTGTTCTTGACTAGCGAGCAGCGATGCAAGCGAATCAATCAACGCTTTGCTTGTTACCGTAAGGTAAGAAGTCCGTACGAGAGCGACTTACAACAGGCGCGATCGTATATCTCATATGTTTTAGGCGACGTTAACCTGCCGCTTATATGGGATGACTGCAACTTTGGAGCTGGCGCTTCGATCGGTACCCACGGGAATGCTACCAACTTTGCCCGCAAAATACTAGCGGAAAAGTGGACCGTGTCAACCGGCGCTTACTACTATGCACGGGCTACAACCAAAATGGATATCCACCTGGTCGAGCTCCTCGCGGAGCATCGTAAAGGTGACCTGTTTTGCGTGGACGGGGAAGCGTTTAATCGCTCCTTCGATACACGAGCCCGAATAGTAGACTATAACAATATAGCGTTCGTACCCAAGACCGCGAGAGTTCATCGAACTATCGCGATCGAGCCGATGCTAAACGGTTACTTGCAGAAAGGGATCGACACGTACATGCGAAAACGCCTGAAACGTGTTGGCCTCGATCTGTCAGACCAGGAAACGAACCAGAAATTAGCCCGTGAGGGCTCTCTGAATCATCGTAACCTGGATGCATACGCGACAATAGACCTATCTAGTGCTAGTGATAGCATCAGTATAGAGCTTTGCCGCGCATTGCTTCCGCCGGATTGGTTCGCGCTTCTCAACGCGACCCGGTCACATTCTTACAAGTTGAAAGGTAAGGTAATTCCTTATAATAAATTTGTGAGTATGGGCAATGGTTTCTGTTTTCCACTTGAAACGCTTTTGTTTGCTTCACTCTGCAAGGCGGTATACGCTAAACTTCACCTAAAACCCGATTTTCGGGTCTATGGTGACGATATAATCGTTCGCCGTCAAGCTTTTGAGCCACTTATCCAACTGCTAGGGATTTGTGGCTTTAGAGTGAACCCGAAGAAGACCTTTGCAAAAGGGCCTTTTAGGGAGTCTTGTGGTGCAGATTATTGGGAAGGTGAGGACGTTCGTCCGATCATCCTTGACTACCCCTTCGATTCATGGGAGGGAATAGTCAAGTTCTGCAACATCTGCAGGTCGAAAGATGTCTGGAGAGACATCTTCTATGAGGCAACGGAGTTTCTCCGTTCCCTCATTCCTCCTACGCTTAAATTCGTACGGCCCTATCCGGGTAGTGCGGATTCATGTCTGGAGGTTCCCTGGGATGAGTTCATGGCTTCGCCCTTTGCTCGCTACAGCAAGAAATTGCAAGCGTGGAATTGGGTTGAGGTCATGCACGAAGCTGTGCC